GCCGACATGAGCGACGACCCCCGCATCAGCGCCGCGATGAAACTGCTGCGCACGGTGGCCGAAGCCGACAGCGCGAACCGCCGCGAGGCGCTCGAGGATCTGAAATTCTCAGCCGGCGACCAGTGGCCGGTGGAGCTCCAGAACTCGCGCAACCTCGAGGCCAGGCCGTGCCTCACGATCAACAAGGTCGATGCCTACGTGCGCCAGGTCTGCAACCAACAGCGCCAGCAGCGCCCGCGCATCAAGGTTCATCCGACGAACACGGCGGCCGACGCGAAGGTGGCCCAGGTGCTTGAGGGCATCACGCGGCACATCGAGGTCAACAGCAACGCCGACGCGGCCTACGACCACGCCTTCGAGTACGCCGTGCGGATGGGGTGGGGTTACTGGCGCATCGTGACGGACTATGTGCGCGAGGACTCGTTTGAGCAGGAAATCTTCATCCAGCCCATCGACAACCCGTTCACCGTGTATTTCGACCCGCACAGCACCGCGCCTGACGGCAGCGACGCCGAGCAGTGCCTGGTGACCAGCGTGATGTCGAAGACCGAGTTCCGCGCGATGTACCCCGACGCGGATGACGGCACCGGATTCCTGGCCCGCAGCACGGGAGATGCGAACGCCGAGTGGATCATGCGCGAGGACATCCGCGTGGCCGAATACTTCCACTTTGAGCGCAAGGCCGACCAGCTGCTGCTGCTGTCCGATGGCACGCGCGTGTTCGCCAGCGAGGCCCCGAGCGAGGAGGTCATGCTGCAGGACGGCGTGTACATTGTCGCGCGCCGGCCGTCGGTCAAGAAGCAGCTCAAGTGGTGCAAGCTCACCGCGCTGCAGGTGCTTGAGGAGCGCGATCTCGACGGGCGTTACATCCCCGTCGTGCCCGTCTACGGCATGCGCCTGACGGTCGAGGACAAGCGCAAGAAGATCGGCTTGGTGCGCTACGCCAAAGACCCGCAGCGGATGTACAATTTCTGGCGCACCAGCATGACCGAATCGGTCGCGCTTGCGCCGAAGGCCAAGTGGTTGCTCGCCGAAGGCCAGGACGAGGGTCACGAAACCGAGTGGGCGCAGGCGAACACGCGCTCGGCCCCGGTGCTGCGCTACAAGCAGACCGACATCGAGGGCCGCCAGGCGCCGCCCCCGACCCGCCTGCAGCCCGAACCGCCGCCATCTGGCGTGCTGGCTGCGGCAGAGACAGTCGCGTTCGACCTGCAGACGGTCATCGGCATCATGGACCCGTCGCAACTGCCCACGGGGAATATCTCAGGGAAGGCGTTGTCCGGTCAGCAGCAGCAGATCGACATGACGAACTTCCATTTCTACGACAACCTGACGCGCAGCATCCGGCACACGGGCAAGATCATTCTGGATCTCGTTCCCTACGTCTACAGCGAGCAGCGCGTCATGCGCATCATCGGCGCCGACGGCCAGCCCAATCTGGTGACCATCAATGAGCGCGTGCAGGACGCGATGGGCGCGTTCAAGGTCGTCAACGATGTCACCGTGGGCGAGTTCGACGTGGTGATGGACACCGGACCGGGCTACCAGAGCAAGCGCATGCAAGCCGTTGAGGCCATGCTGCCGCTGCTGGGCGCGAATGAGCAACTGTTCCAGGCCGCTGGCGATCTGGTGTTCCGCAACATGGACTTCCCCGGCGCCGAGGTCATCGCAGACCGGCTGGCTGCGGTGAACCCGCTGGCGCAGATTGACGAGAAATCCGATGTCCCGCCGCAGGTGCAGATGCAGCTTGCGCAGTCGAAGGCGATGATTGAGGACATGCAGCAGCAGCTGCAGGCCATGCAGATGGCGATCAAGACCCGGCAGGATGTCGAGGGCATCAAGCAGGAAGGCGCTGACCGCCGCATGCTGATGCAGCTCACCAGCAGGGCGCACAACACCGATACGATCAACGAAGCGCGGGCCAACCAGACTGCGGTGCAAGCCATCGCCGGTCAGAACAAGGCCGAACTGGATGCGATGACCAAGCTGATCCTCGCCGGCGTCGATCTGAGCGCGCTGCGGGCAGAGATTCAGCGCAGAGACATTGAGCTCGCGGCGTCTGCCGTGTATGCCGAGCAGGATGTCGGTGATACCGGCAATCCGTTCATCATTCGCCAGTAAATTGACAGTGAAAGAATCTGTCGTACCATATTGAAATCCCACGGCAGGATATGCCGGAAAACCCTTCGGAATTTCCGATGACAGAAGCAGCCACCGCAGACCGTCCCCAGGCCCAGCATGTCGTGACGAGCGACAATCTGGCCGAATTCCAGCTTCGCCGCATGGGTTTAGCTGAGCCGCCACCCGCCGCCGATCCGACCCCGGAACCGGCAGCCGAGGCGCAGGCCCAGAGTGAACCCGAAGGCGAGCAGACCGAAGCGGGGCAGCAGCCCGAACCCGAGAAGAAACCCAATCCGAAACTGGAACGCAGGTTCAGCGACCTGACCCGTGCGCGCAAGGAAGCCGAGGCGAAAGCCGAAGCCGAGGCCGCTCGCGTCAGGGAGCTCGAGGCCCGCCTCCAGGCTCTGCAACAGGGACAGACGCCCGCCGCAGAGCCGGCCCAGCCCGCGCAGGTCGCGCAGGCCGACGCCGAGCCGCAGCCGGGTGATTACAGCGACGCTTTCGAGTATGCCAAGGCGCTGGCGAAGTGGTCATCCGACCAAGCCGTCAAGCGCGTCAAGGCCGAGGAAGCCGAGCGCAAGGCCAACGAAACGCGCCAGCAGGTCATTACGGCCTGGGCTGAGCGCGTGACGAAGGCCAAGGCCGAGATGCTCGACTTCGATGACATGGTGACCTCATCCGAGGTACAAGTCACCGATGCCGTGCGCGACGCCATCCTCGAGTCCGAGGTTGGGCCAAGGATTCTGTACCACCTGGCAGAAAACCCGGAACTGGGCAAGAAACTCGCCAGCATGTCCGTTGCGTCGCAACTGCGCGAGATCGGCAAGCTGGAAGGTCGGTTTGAGGTCGGCAAATCCCCCGAGGCGCCCGCGCCGGCACCTGTAGCCGCTGTGCTCAGGCCCCGCGCAGCCGCCCCGATCACCCCCATCAAGGCCGTCGCAGCAGGCGCCGCAGCAGAGGTGGACAGCAGCGGAGAATTCCGAGGCAGTTACCAGCAGTGGAAGCAGATGCGCAGGGCCGGCAAGATCAAGTAAACCGAAGCGGCAAGCTGAGGTTTATCACACACACCGAAAGGAATCGCCATGAGCAACACCTTGCTCACCATCAGCAAGATCACCAACGAGGCCCTGATGGTCCTCGAGAACGAACTCACCTTCACGGGTGAGGTCGACCGCAACTACGACGACCAGTTCGCCGTCGTCGGCGCCAAGATCGGCGCGACCGTCAACGTTCGCCGACCGGGCCGCTTCATCGGCACGACCGGTCCGAACCTGAACGTCGAGGACTTCAACGAAACGTCCGTGCCCGTGACGCTGGACACTCAGTTCCACGTTGACACGCAGTTCACCACGCAGGATCTGGCCCTGTCGCTGGACATGTTCAGCGACCGCGTGCTCAAGCCCGCCGTGGCCGCGATCGCCAACAAGATCGACTACGACGGCCTGGGCATGGCCCGCCTCAAGACCGCCAACATCGTGGGCACGGCCGGCACCCCGCCGACCTCGCTGCTGACGTACTTGACGGCGCAGGCGTATCTGGACGCCGAAGGCGCCCCGCGCGACGGCCGGCGTTCGTGCCTAGTCGAGCCGTTCACCTCGGCGACCATCGTGGACAGCCTGAAGGGCCTTTTCAACCCCGCCAAGCAGGTTTCCGACCAGTTCGAGAAGGGCCTGATGGGCGTGGACAGCGCCGGCATGAAGTGGAAGATGGATCAGAACGTCGGGGCGCAGACCTTCGGCGCCTGGACCACGACCGCCTCGACGCTGACCGCCAGCACGACGAGCATCGGCATTTCGTCGGGCTGGGCCTCGTCGTCCACCATCACGATCACGGCCGGCGCTGCGGTGACGCTGCGCGCGGGTGATGTCATCACCATCGCCAACGTGTTCGCGGTGAACCCGCAGAACCGTCAGGCCTACGGGTCGAACCGGCTGCGCAACTTCGTGGTGAACTCGACGGTTACCGGCTCGGGCGCGCTGTCCGTGTCCGTGTCGCCTGCGATCATCACGGCGGGCCAGTTCCAGAACGTGACGATTCCGACGACTTCGGGCACCGCGACCGTGACGCCGTTCAGCATCGGCACCTCGGCTGTGGGCACCGTGTCGCCGCAGAACATCGTGATGCACCGCAACGCGTTCACGCTGGCGATGGCCGATCTCGAGATGCCCGACGGCGTCCACTTCGCCGGCCGCGCGTCGGACAAGGAGCTGGGCCTCTCGATCCGCGTCGTGCGCCAGTACACGATCAACAACGACAGCATCCCGACCCGTCTGGATGTGCTGTACGGCTGGGCACCGCTCTATCCCGAGCTTGCCTGCCGCGTGGCCGCCTGACGCAACTGACATAGGAGGACCACAAGATGGCCGCACCGAATAGCACCACCACCGAGCTTTACCTGTTCCAAGGCAACGCCGCCGATGGCGTCCTGCTGGGCACCGCGACGGGCAAGATGGGTTTCTACGGCACCACGCCGGCCACGCAACGCGCGGCAGCCGTGCAAGCCGCGTCCCTTGTCTCGGCGACGAGCTGGGCGTCCCTGGTGAGCAACCAAGCGGCGTTTAACGCCGAAGTGGCAGCCTGCCTGACGGGCCTAGGCCTGTGGAAGGGCGCGGCCTAACGGCTGCGCAAGGCCCGCACGATGAGCATGGGGTCGCTGCTGCACGTTGGCTGTGGCGGCGACTCTATGCCAGAGTGGGCTGTTGGAAAGTTCAACGAAGTCAGGCTGGACATCTGCGAGGACGTTCGGCCTGACATCGTTGCCAGCATGACGGACATGGGCGACATCGGCCAGTTCGATGTGCTGTACTGCTCACACGCTCTCGAGCATCTGTTTCCGCACGATGTGCAGACGGCGCTCGGAGAGTTTCGGCGGGTGTTGAAGGATGGCGGGTTCGCCATCGTCTTCGTGCCCGATCTGGAAGACATCAAGGCAAGCGAAGAAACTCTGTTCGACTCGCCGTGCGGGCCGATTTCAGGCATGGACCTGATCTATGGCAAGCGCGATGCGGTCGAGATTCAACCCTACATGGCGCACCACACCGGATTCACCGCTGTTACGCTGCAGCGAGAGTTTGAGCAGGCCGGATTCGGCTCTGTCACAGTGCGCCGCATGCCGTCCTACAACCTTATGGCGGTCGCGTCCAAGTGAGCACGATTCACGACCCTGCGCCGAACCGCCCTCAGAAGGTCGTTTTCTGCCTGCCAACGGTCAAGCGACCCTATCAGCAGTGCTTGGACAGCCTTGAGGCGTCCGTGCCGCTGATCCAGGCCGCAGGTTGGGTGGACGCGATGGTCAGCGAGGTCGGCAATCCGTACATCTCGGCCGCTCGAGCCACGATGCTGCGCAAGGCGCTGGACGCCAAGTCCGATGTGATCGTGTTCATCGACCACGACCTGAGCTGGCGGCCGCGCGACCTGCTGACGCTCATCAACACGCCAGGCGATGTCGTGGCCGGCACCTATCGGTTCAAGTATCCCGACGCCGATGATGTGTCCTACATGGGCACGATTCACAGCGACGCCGCTGGGCACCCCGTGGTGCGCGATGACGGCGCGATCAAGGCCCGGCTGGTGCCGGCGGGGTTCCTGAAGATCACCACGAAGGCCGTGGATCGATTCATGCAGGCGCACCCCGAGCTGTGCTACGGCGAACGATACCGGCTGAGCGTCGACCTGTTCAACCACGGCGCACATGAAGGCGTCTGGTGGGGCGAGGATTACGCCTTCTGCAGGCGCTGGGAGGCGCTGGGCGGCGACATCTGGCTTGTGCCGGATTTGAACTTGACGCATCATGGCGCGGACGGCAAAGACTATCCGGGCAACTTCCACATCTATCTGCGACAGCAGCCGGGTGGCGACCTGCACCCCGACACGAAAGGCAACGCATCGTGAACAACGGAGCATTTACCCCATTCGGGGCTACCGTGCTGGTTGGAACCAGCGAAGTGCAGGTCAGCAGCGGACCGCGCAATACCGGCCCGACGGCGTACCGAATCCGCAACGTCTCATCCACAGCGCAATACATCAGCTGGGCGCCCGCTGCGCCACTGGGCGGGGCCGCGCCGTCAATTTCCGTGGCAGCGCCGACCGCAGGCGTGCCGAGCGCCAACACGCTGGGCCTGCTAGCAAACTCCGTGGAGGTTGTCGGCGGCCTGCCCCCGAATGCCTATTTCAAGGCAGACGCGGCCGGCGCGTTTGAAGTGACCCCCGGAGAGGGGTTGTAAGCGTCAACGTCATCATCTGAAGGACATCGATCATGGCTTTGCGCGCAACGACTCCCGTGCCGATTGGCTCGCTGCCGGCGGCGTTGACCCCTCTGGATGGCACTGAACTGGTTGGCGTTGTTCAGGGTGGCATATTGGAGAAGGCGGCAGTTTCTGATCTGACCGCCGGCCGCACAGTCAGCGCAGCGAAGTTTTCTCCGACCGGGACATCTGCAACCGGAAACGGAATGTATTTGCCGGCGGCCAACACGCTTGGTTGGAGCACAGACGGGTCAGAAAAAATGCGGCTTAGTTTGGCCGGCAACCTCGGCCTGGGGGTAACGCCGAGTGCGTGGGCCTCTGGCTTAAAAGCAATCCAGATTGGATCGCTTGGAGGCGTGTCGCTGCTTGGGTACGCCAACGCAGCAGAAATTGGATATAACTACTATTACGATAATGCCGGATACAAATACGGCGTAACTGCCGCTTCTACGCAAATTCAATTTGGCGCCGGCGAGATACGGTTCAAGATTGCGCCTTCTGGTACAGCAGATAATGCCATATCGTTCACACAGGCACTCACGCTTAATGCTGATGGAAATCTTTTGCTTGGAGGTTTGTTGACTCCCGGAAAAACGGTTTTGTACATAGCAAACGCCGCAACCGTGCCGGCCTCGAATCCAAGCGGCGGGGGCGTGCTGTATGTTGAAGCCGGCGCGTTGAAATATCGCGGCTCTTCTGGCACAGTCACTACGATTGCAAACGCATGACCCCTCTTGACATCGTCAGCAGATCGCTCAAGGACATAGGCGCGCTTGAAGCCGGCGAAACGCCGACCGCCGACGCCGCGCAGGATGCCTTCGACATGCTCAACGACCTCATCGATCAGTGGTCGAATGAGTCGATGTTGCCTTACTACAAGACCGAGATTGTGTTTCCGGTGACGCCCAATGTCACGCAGTACACCATCGGCCCAGGCGGCAGCATCGGGGCGGCGTTTACGGGCAGCATCAGCGGCACAACGCTCACCGTGGCGGCCAGCAGCCTGACCAGCGGGGCGATCAACCTCGGGCAGACCATTACCGGCAGCGGCATCACCGCCGGCACAACCATCGTGGCGTTTGGCACGGGCGCGGGCGGTCAGGTCAACTACGCCGGCACCTACACGGTCAACATCTCGCAGACTGTGGGCAGCACGGCCATCAGCGCGGGCTATCAGCGACCGATTGCCGTGAACTCGGCGTTCGTGCGCGTGGCGACCAGCGCGTCGAATCTGGACTATCCGGTGGCGATTCTGAATGTCGAGTCCTACGAGATGATCGGGCTGAAGACGCTCAATGGCCCCTGGCCGAAGGCGCTCTACTACCAGCCGACGCAGCCGCTGGGCAACATCTTCGTCTGGCCCAGCCCCGCGCAGGGCGAGATGCACGTTTTCGCCGACATGATGCTGGCTCGCTATGCGTCGCTCTACGATACCGTGGTGCTGCCGCAGGGCTATTCGATGGCGCTGCGGTGGTGCCTTGCCGAGCGGCTGATGCCGATGTTCGGCAAGAAATCGCCCGAGCAGATCCAGATGATTATGGCCTATGCGGCGCAGTCGAAATCGAACCTCAAGCGCACGAACATGAAGCCGCAGCAGATTGCCCGTTACGACGACGCGCTGCTGAACAGCCGCCAGAAGGACGCCGGCTGGATTCTGTCGGGCGGGTTCCGCTGACCGGAGGCTAGCCGATGCCGGACTTCGGTTTCGTCGGGGCGGCCTACGAGGCGCCGTCGATCTATCAGGACGCGCAGGAGTGCATCAACTTCCGGCCTGAAATCGACATGACCAAGCAACCGGGCGAGCGCGGCATCGTCGCGCTGTACCCGACGCCAGGGCTAAAAGTAGAGGTCGAGCTGCCCGTCTCTGCGCCTGTGCGTGGCATGCGGGCGTTATCCGGCGGTCAGTACCTGCTGGCGGTGTGTGGCACGAACGTCTACCGGATCACCACCGGATTCTCGGCAACGCAGGTGGGCACACTCGCCAGCAACACCGGACCCGTCAGCATCACCGATCTCATCGCCACATCGGGCGGCCTGACGGCGTACATTGCCGATGGCGCCAACCGATATACCTGGGTCGCTGCAACAAACACATTCACAACGTTACCCGGCAGCGACGGCCCTTGGCGGGGTGCTGATGTCGTTGATAACGTTGACAATTACGTCATCTACAACGAGCCGGGGACGCGCAACTGGGCCGCCACAGATCTCAGCAGCGCGCTGAGCACCGAAGCATACTTCGGCACCAAGGACGGCGCCCCCGATTCGCTGGTCAGCCTAATCGTTGACCGCCGCCAGGTGTATTTGCTGGGCGAGCTCACCACCGAGATCTGGACCGATACGGGCAACGTGCTCAGTGGCGTCATCTCGTTTCCGTTTTCTCGCGTGCAAGGCGCGAGCATGCAGGCCGGCACGAATGCGCCGTTCAGCGTGGCGCGATTGGGCGATGGGTTTGCACTGGTGGCGCAGGACAATCGCGGCAACGCCACCATTGAGATGGTCGAGGGCTATGCCTTCAAGCGGTTCAGCACGCACGCCGTCGAGTATTCGCTTGAGGGCCAAGTCGTCAGCGATGCCATCGCGTACAGTTACCAGATCCAAGGCCACGAAATCTACGTCGTGACGTTCCCGAGCGTCGGGCCGCATGGCCTGACCTGGGCCTACGACATGGCGACCCAGCAGTGGCACAAGTGGCTGAGCTGGGATGCGACGAATGCCGTGTTCAAACGCCATCGGTCGAACTGCCACGCGCTGTTCGCCAACCTTAATCTCGTCGGCGACTACGAGAACGGCAAGATCTACAGCCTGCAGAATGAGGTCTATACCGAGGATGGCGCCACCATCCGGCGCCTGCGCCGAGCTCCGCACCTGACTTCAGACCTGCAGCGCCAGTATTTTGACGAACTGCAGATTCAGTTCCAGCCTGGCGTCGGTCTGTCCACGGGCCAAGGTAGCGACCCGCAGGCCATGCTGCGATGGAGCAACGATGGCGGGTCGACGTGGTCCAGCGAGCACTGGACGAGCATCGGCGCGCAGGGCCAGTACCGAAACCGGGCCATCTGGCGGCGCCTCGGCACCGCTCGAGATCGCATCTTTGAGGTTGCCATCACCGATCCGGTCAAGGCCGTCATCGTGAGCGCAAACCTCAAGGCGAGCGTCGGAGATAACTGATGGCAACCGCCGCGCCTGACGCCACCCCGACCCCGATCACGCCGCCATATGTGCCGATCATTGATCCGCGCACGGGGAACGTCCACCAGGCGTGGTATATGTTTTTTCTCAGCCTGTTCCGAGGCGCGCAGGCTGCGCAAGATCCTAACCTAGCGCCGCAGCTGTCGGATGTCTTTGCCGATATTGGAGCAGCCGCACAAGCTGCCCAGCTCGCGGGCCAGCAGGGCGCCGCATCGGTATCGGACGCCGCCGCGTTGCAGACTGCTGTGCAGGCTTTGGCGCTTGCGGATCAGGTCAACGCCACGCAAGCCGAGCTCGCCGCGCTGTCTACGATGGTGCAGGGCTTGGCGCTGAGTCCGGTCCCTGTGCCCCGCAGGCGAGCGCGTTACGGGTCGTTCTACGACACCACGACGCAGACGGCGGGCACGATCAACACCGCCACGGCGATCACATTCAATACGACTGATTTGTCAAATGGCGTGACGATTGGAAGCCCGACATCACGCATCGTGGTGGACACCGAGGGCATCTACAACTTCCAGACCAGCATCCAGCTTGACTCTACCGTCTCGTCGGCGCAGGAGTTCTACCTGTGGTTTCGGGTTAATGGCGTGGATGTCACGAACTCAGCCAGTCAGGCACGCGTGCAGGGCAACAACGCTGAAGTGTTCTTGGCGTTGAATTACTTTTTCAACCTCAAGGCCGGCGATTACGTCGAACTCATGTTTAGCGTGAGCAATCTCGGCGTGCAGTTGTTAGCCTCTGGCGCCGTCGCCCCGCACCCAGGTATTCCGTCTATCATCCTGACCGTTGCCAATAACATCAACGTCGTCGGCTAAGGATTCATCATGCCCGCAGTCAGCATCAGCCCGCAGCCCAAACTGCAGTTCTTTGATAGCGCCGGCAATCCGCTGGCGGGCGGCAAGCTGTACACCTATGCGGCCGGCACAACAACGCCGCTGGCGAGCTACACCGATTCAACGGGCAATGTTGCCAACGCAAATCCTGTGGTGCTAGATGCACGGGGCGAGGCGTCGGTGTGGCTGGCTGCGTCGCAGTACAAGCTGGCGCTGTATACAGCGACGAATGTGCTGGTGTGGACGGTGGATGGACTTAATGGGCCGGATCAAGCCACTTTGGCCGCGCTCGCTGCGCCGGGGGGCTCGGCTTTGGTTGGGTTCATCCAATCCGGCTCTGGCGCCGTAGTGCGCACGGCGCAGAGCAAGATGCGCGACATCGTTGATGCGCGTGACTATGGCGCCGTGGTTGATAACGCCACCAACAACACATCGTCGGTGCAGTCTGCCCTCAACGCGCTGCCGGCCTACGGGGGGACGGTCTATATTCCTGATGGGGCTAAGTTCAACCTGCGAAACTTGACTTTTCCGGCGCGGTTCAATCTCAACTACCGATCCGACGATGACTTGAGCCAAGCGCAGCTACCGAGCTTCACCCTTGCATCAAGCGAGCGTGTGCTGTTCAGCAGCAATTCAAGCTACCCGGCAGACCCCACGGGAGGAGCTGTCAACGAATACAGGGTGACCGCCCCATTCCATCCGGCTGTGATCGTGGACGCCCGTAAAGACCTAGGCGCAAATATCGCGCCGTATCTCGGGCCGGGGCAATCGATAAACAACCCCGTCCGGGCGTCTTACAACATCGGCGACGAGCAGAATGTCGTATTTCGCATCGCCTACGAAAACTACCTTACCCCCTCAACCTTTTCCGGCCTTTTCGTGCATGGGTACAGAACCACTGTGCGTCTCAATGGCATCGGCACGGCGCAATGGACAAGTGTTCCGGCTGCGGGAGTTCTTGTAACTGGAACAACCAGCGGTGCCAAGGGGTTTGTGCTGACGGTTGCCGCTGGGTATACCGACCTTTTTTGGTTCAGCGGGGATTTCGTCACGGGAGAAACTGTCAGCGACAACAACGAAACAACGACAGCGACGATCACATCTGTCGTCTACTCAGAGGTTGTTAATTCGTGGATCGCGCAAGATTTGAAAACCGGCGCTTGGACGATTGGAGATCGCCCCCCCGGAATTGGAAGCGAAACGCTGAATGTAAGCGGAAATACAAAGGTCGTGCCGACACGGGGCGGCTCGATCAACGTTCCAAAGTCCGTGACCGATCCGGTTTATGCTTGGGGAGACAACCCGGAAGGCGCTTCCCCGAATCAGATCGGGCTGATGTATCCGACGACGGGAAACGCAGCGTTCCGTCGATTGCAGGCTGTGCGGCAAGACTTGGCGACCTCTACGGGAGCGATTGTCCCTGTGAGCGTAATGACCAACATAGATAGCTTTCTGGTTCCAGATACAAACTCAGTCAACGTCGCAAGCATTACCAAGCCACTGACCGGAAAATACCTCATCACATTCACAAACAATTTGGCGCGCGTATACCCTGTCTATACGCTGGCACTTGACGGTTTTTACATGCAGAACTGGTGGGCGGGCGTTACGCTTCAGGCGGTCGGTTCTTGTGAGGTATGGGTAAAAGACAATACGGGCGCTTTTGCCGACATTCCGGTTGGCGCGCGGCTCGGATTGGTCGGTTTAGGGGGGGACATCTGACCATGCTGCCCCGCGACAAACTCCTCCACATCGCCCTCGGCGTGCTGGCCATCGCCTGCGCGCTGGGTGCGCTCACGATCCACGCCTGGTTCGGCCTGGGCGCGTGTTTGGCGTACACCACGACTGTCGTGGGCATCCTCTACGAGGTGCAGCAGTGGTATCGCAAAGAGGGCCAGCCTGACCTGCTCGACGCAATCGCAACCGCCGCGCCCGGATGGCTGGCGTGGCTCGCACTGGAGATTTTCCTATGAGCGTCTTCGTTCGCGTCCTGATCCCGGCGAAGATCGCCGTAGCATCGGATACCACGCAGTACACCGCGCCGAGCGGCGTGACGACCATTATCGACAAGTTCACCGCGACGAACTACGACACGGTGGCGCGCTCAATCACGGTCAACCTTGTCACCAGTGGCGACACGGTGGGCAATCAGAACAAGATCGTCGCGGCCCGCACGCTGCAGCCAAATGAGTGCTACACCTTCCCCGAGCTGGTGGGTGCGGCTCTGGCGCCTGGAGGGTTCATCTCAACGATTGCCAGCAATGCCACGGGCATCAACATCAGGGCCAGCGGGCGCGAGGTAACGTGAGCACGCAGATCGTCGACGACCGGCAGGCGGGCCTTCGGGTTGGCTACGAAGCCACGGAATGGTCTGCGCCGGTCGATGAGGCGACGTTCAGAATGTGCATGGAGGGCTGGCAGGTTCAGACCCTTATGCGAGACAATCAACCCATCGGCGCCGTAT